TTTAGGGGTTTACGCAGGGTCTACTCTAATAGCGCACGCTACCGAGGGCTCTATTTCTTTGTCAATGGACACAAGAGATGCAACTACTAAAGACTCAAGCGGCACGCGCTCGCTATTGGAAGCTACTAAGAGCGGTACTATTTCAGTATCTGCTTTGTACGCTGAAGATGCAGCTTACGGCGTAGATGATCTTATGACAGCTTGGAGCGGACGCACTCAGCTTACAGTTAAATTTTCTACCGAGGTATCGGGAGACCATTACTGGTCTGCTGCTGCTTACGTAACTTCTTTAGAGGTTTCTAGTGGTATGGAAGATAACGTAACGTACTCGGCTACATTCGAGCTTACGGGAGCTATTACCTACTCTACTGTAGCGTAATAATAGAATAACACAAACACATAAAGCAAATGGTAAAGAGAGTTAAAATAGGAGGGGAAGAAAGAGCTGTAAAGTTCGGCTTCGCCGCGCTAATGCAATTTACGGACGCTACCGGGTATACCCTAGCGCAGCTGGATTCTATAGGAGACAGCCTAACATTAAGCCAAGCTATAGAGCTTATTAAGGCAGGGCTTAAGCAAGGCGCTAGAGTAGAGGGCGAAAAGTTTAACGCTACTACGGAAGAGGTAGCCGACTGGCTAGACGATGCCCCCGGAGCTTTAGAGGAAGTGCTAGCAATCTTTACCGAAAGCTTTACACCTGCAAAAAAGTAGAAGGGGCTAGGGGCCAGTCGGGCCCCGATGCCCCTCTTACTTTTGACCGCTGCGAAGAGATAGCCCTAGGTTTACTAGGTTATAATTACAGCGAGTACTTACAGCTTACCCCGCGCAGCCTTAATAACGCTGTAGCGGGTTTTAGTGAAAAGAGGGAAGCAGAAAGCCGCGAGCTTTGGGAGATAATGCGAAGCCAAACGGTAACACTAGTAAACCTCCAGCTACCGAAAGGCAAAAGAGTAAAACCGAAGGAGCTCTATAAATTTCCTTGGGACTATACACAAAAAGCAGGGCCACAACTAACTAAAGCGGAAGCTAAAGCAATACTAGCGAAATGGCAAAAAAGAGCAACATAAGTACTAACATTGCGATAGGTGCAAACCTTAGCGGACTTACTAGAGGCTTAAAGGTAGCCGGTAGTAAAATGCGCCGCTTTGGATCACAAGCCAAGCAAATAGGTACTAGTTTAAGTGCTGGTATTTCAGCTCCGCTTATTGGCTTAGGTGCTATTTCCGTTAAAACCTTCTCCGGCTTTGAGGCCGAGATGAGTAAGGTAAAGGCTGTATCGGGAGCCACTACTAAAGAATTTAAAGCACTAGAAGACCAAGCTAAAAAGCTAGGGGCTTCTACTACGTTTACAGCTAGCGAGGTAGCAGGTCTACAAACGGAGTTCGCTAAGCTTGGTTTTACAGCTAGCGAAATAGACAAAGTTACCGAGAGTACCCTATACCTAGCGCAAGCTGGAGGGGCTGAGCTCGGCCGCGCTGCTGAGGTAGCAGGTTCTACCCTTAGAGCTTTCGGGCTCGCAGCCGAAGAAACCGGTATGGTTACCGACGTAATGGCTAAGAGCTTCGCGACCAGCTCCCTAGATATGGAGAGCTTCGCCGAGGCTATGAAGACTGCGGCACCTATTGCCAAGGCTACCGGCGTAAGTATAGAGGAAGCTAGCGCAATGCTTGGAGCTCTAGCTAATAACGGTATAAAGGGCTCTATAGCAGGAACCGCTCTAAAGAAAATACTTAGCGAGCTGCACCAGGAAGGTAAGCCAATGCGCCAAACCTTTAGAGAGCTTGCTAGCCAAAACATTAACCTAGCAGAAGCTAACGACTTAGTAGGCGAACGGGCTAAGGGTGCTTTATTAGTGCTTACTGAGCAGATGGGTACCGTAGACCAGCTTACCACTAGCTACGAAAATGCAGAGGGCGCCGCGGCAGCTATGGCTAAGGAAATGATGGATAACACCGCCGGAGCCTTTAAGGAGTTACAAAGTGCAACGGAGGGCGCCCTTATTGAGTTAGGCGAAGCCATTACTAATAACGAGATATTTAAGAATGTGCTTAAAGGTCTTACCGAAACTATGGGTAAGATTACGAAGGCCATTAGCGGAATGAGCGACGCCCAGCTTTATAACAAGGTTATACTAGCGGGCTTACTCGCTATGGTACCTTTAGTTATTGCAGCTGTAGGCTCCCTTACTTTAGCCTTTGGTACTTTAACGGCAGCGATGGGGCCGCTAGGTATAGCGATAGCTGGAGTAGTAGCTTTGTATTTAGCGCTACGTAAAGAGGTAGATCTAACGCAGGAGGCAGTAGATAAAGCCGTAGGTAGTGAAGACCAGCAGAAAGGCTTAGAAGAGCTACAAGGTAGATTCGACCTGCTTACCGGTTCTATAAGCGATCAGCTTAAAGCTATTAAGAAATTTAAAGACGGTTATAGTAATCCGTTTTACGATGCTGAAGAAACAAAACGCTATAAGGATTTAGTAGAACACCTTAATAAACTTCGCGAAGAACGCCAAAAAGTTAGGGAAGGTATTTACAAAATTCAAGACGCGCAGCGAGAGAATAACGAAACAACCGAAGAAGGGGAAAAGGTTACTAAAAAGTACGAGTCTTCTTTAAAAGCGGTAGCTAAAACTTTAAACGCTGATTTATACCCTAGCCAAAAAAGAGTAAAAGAATTACTAGATAATACATTTACCCAGGTACATAGCATAAATTTAACTAAATATAAAGAAGGCCTAAGCGATTTATCTACGCCTTTGAAGCAGTCTATAGACTTAACCGGAGGCCTAGCTTTTGAGTTTAGCCAAAACTTAGGAAACGCTATAGCTGGTGCTGTTATAAACGGCGATAACTTCGCTGAGAGCTTTATAACGGCCTTAAAGGCTATGGCTGCACAGCTTATAGCTACGATCGCTTTAGTAGCTATTCTAGCTGCGTTATTAGTTATTACTACCGGTGGTGGCGTAGGTGCTTTAAGCTTTGAGAGCTTACTAGTAGGTATGAAAGCTGTAAGCGCTTCTAGCGGTATAGCTATACCTTTTTTAGCTGAGGGTGGTATAGTAAATAAACCGACCTTAGCAATGATTGGCGAAGGCGGCGAGAGCGAGGCAGTAATACCACTTAGCAAGCTTCCGCAAATAGCAGGAGGCGCTGGCGGTGCTGTAGAGGTATACGGACGCCTAAGCGGCCAGGATATCCTCTTAAGCACGGAGAAAGCACAAAGAACACGAAGCAGATATAGAGGATTTTAATAGATGGGTGTACTACTTTACAGCGTTTCTAAGAGTGATTACGGGAGCGACTTTACTATAGAGATTATAGATACGGAGTTTAGCGGAACCCCGACTGAATTTAAAACGGACAGCACCGGCTTTACGCTAGACTACAGCGCAGAAACCGACGATATAGTAAGCCCTATTATAGGCTCAAGCTGTACCGTAGGTATGTACGTAGAGAATGCTACGCAAGAAGCCGACTTTATAAACCTGCTAAAAGATTACCAAGAGGACCGCTTTTATATTCGGATCTACTCTAGTGAGGACAGCCGCGTAATTGATATTACGGACACCACAGTAAGCAACTTTAGAACAAGGGTAGAAGCTGATAACGGGACTATAGAAAGTACCGACTGCATTACTTCGGACATAACCGCTCTAGGTGGCGCTAAATTCTACATACCTTCAGTAAGTAGCGATATATACTGGACCGGTAAAATAACGCAGGACCTAGTATCTATAGAGGACCAGTACTACCCGTACCTCTACCAAATTACAGCAGTAGACGGTATAGGCTTACTGGCTAACTATGAGTACCAAACTGCAGGAAATAAAACCTTACTAGAGGTATTTAAAGAGAGTGTAGACCTTATAGGCGTAGACCACTTATATAGCGGTACTAACTTTTATTTAAGCACCTGCTTTAATTACTGGGACGTAAACCAAACCTACGACGTAGACGTAGACAGCTCTACTTTAGTACGCTTTAATACGTTAGTGTACCAAATAACTAACGACGACGGAAGCTTTACACAGCCTAAAGCTTTAGATATATTAAAGCAGCTGTGCACCGTTTTTGGCGTTCGTATATACCAGCGTAGGGGTGCTTATGTTCTAGAGCAATATAAAGAACGTGTAGACATAGAATACCGTTACTTTAACTACGATACCCAAGGCGACGAGCTGACGGTAGAAGATCGTATAGACGACGCAGCAGTAACGCAAACGAGCTACCAAGGGGCGCGCTTAAACGGAGGTAGTTATAACTTCCTACCGGCGCTTAAGAAAGTAGAAATAACCTATAACCAAGATAGGCTAAACAACTTACTAGCGAACCGCCTAACGTTTACGGGAGCTTCTAGCGCTGTAAGCTTAGGTACTTTAGTAGACGATAATAACGCGCAGGTAAATATAAACGGTAATGTATTTTACAGCTTTA